ATGGCGCGTATTCCGTCTATACATTCAATGTCTCCGTTGTTGTAATGCTGAGGCTTGTTAACTGTGTCCCATTCTTGAGGGGTTGCATCATCAATACTGATTTTCTTTTTAGTATGTTGTTTCATTCTTGTTCCTCTGGATAGTCAGGATTAATTTCAATGCGGCAAGAAGCATCAATCCAATCTTTAGGGATGCTATAAACACTGTACCACCTAAAGTCATTTCTTTCTGCCCACTCTGCATGTGATCTTTTAGTACCATCTTTACGCCGCTTTGCTCCCGGCATAGGAGCGGCAGGATCAGCAAATAAAAATACAAGCTCTATGTTTTTTGGTAAAGCTTTTTTAATCCACACATATTTATTATGCTCGGCATGATCCCAGAACCTTCCCTTAGCTTCTAAAAAAATAATTTTGTTTTTTATTTTTTTTATAAAGTCTGGATGGTATGTATGCTTAACGATATAGTCAACGGTATCTGTGTGTATATCCCAATCTTTTAAGATGCCTGTATGTAGTTCATATTCCCAATTAGAATCATAGCCTTTCACTACTTCTTTTTCTACTGGTCTTTTAACTCTACGTTTGCGCAGCCCTGATTTTATTTTAACAGTCACTCTATATCCTTAAGAGTTAAATGGTCTATAGCATTTAATTTTTTTAGTTTTTGTTTAATACCTTTATAAGAAAAAGGCATAGACCTTGCCGTACCCTTTTGATTATAAACAAGTTTATTATAAGAAGAGTGTTTAACTTTCAAGGCTTCTTCTTCAGACACTAAAGTCTTTAGCCATTCAACAGAAAGTTCTTTAGCTTTTTTATTTATGCGCTTTGCTTTTCTACCATTCATATACTTCATCTACCTTGGGTTCAGATTTAACTGTAGTAAAATATGTTAAACCTTTAGCGTATCTAAATGCTCTTAAACCTTTGCCATTATTAGAATCTTTAAAGCATTCTTTTTTGTGTGGGCAGTACATACAGTTTTTAGCAATCCGCATATTGCCTGCCTTACCTTCTGCTATAGGAGCATAACATAACTCAGGAGGAGTTTCCAAGTCAAGTTTCTTTTTAAGATCTTTAATATGATTTTTAATGTTAGGCTTATCTAATTCATCTGGCTGATGAAAACATAACTCCCCTGTCTCTTTATTAATAACAAGAAATCCTGAATCAGTTGTTCCTTCAGCTTCTTCATAAGCCGTGAGCTGAGCAATGTAGCCGAAAGGATCATCCTCTCTAAGGATACCCTGTCTAAATTTACTAAAGGAAAAACCTGACGCAGATTTAACATCAACAACAACATCATCAATCTTACAATCCATGTGTCCTTTGATACCTTCAATCTCAATTTCTTTTTGTTCATCTGTTACTTTGTGGCCTGAAAGCCTGACTAACAAAAGAATAACTTCTTCTAGTAAATGCCCGTATAAAAATTTAATAAACAAAGAAGGTTCAAGTCTTTTGTTTTCAAGCTCTGTTTTTTTATCAAACCAAAGCCGCCTAGCAGGCTTACCTATGTTAGACATTCTTAAATAAAACTTGTTATCTTTTTGTTGCGGCGTAGCCCAAGATTTAATTACTTCTTTTATAGACTCACCAAATTCATCTATAGTTTTATCTGAAAGGTTTAAAGGCCCGTCATTTAAAACGTCTAATTTTTTATAGATATCTTCTACTATATTCATTTGCGATGCCTTACGAATCTGCATTTGCGGGTGTGTGAATTGTAGTGGAGATACTGAACTCCAAGTTGTTTTTGAAGCGGTGTCTTAGATGCAAGCCTACCATCCTTGTAAGACTTAACATCTATAAGAGTAACCTTTCCTTCAGGATCTAGCGCAACAATATCAACAGGGCCTGTGCAACCGCAGTTTTTAAATACATGGTAGCCATTGTCCCATAACCAAGTGATAGCATAATGTTCTGCTAAGTCTCCTATCCTGCTAGAATCATGGTCTGGTTTGTTGTTTGTTATTTTAACTGGCTTCATTAGAAGTGTTCTCCACTAATTTATATTCCCAAAGGCCCCGTTGTCTTTGGCCTCTAGGTCTTTTCATTACGGTGTGACCACCTTCACTCTCTCTCCTAAACATGCGTAATGTAGCTGATACGCTTGCTTCAGGATCTCCTGTCTTCTCAGAAATTTCTCTTAGCGTTAACCAAGAAGAAGCCCCTAGCATTAGAAACCAAATCCTATCTTTTTGTTTTTTTAATCTTTTGTAATCATACTTAGGATTGTACACGATACCTTTATGATCTTGTTCTTGCTCAAATAAATCTGCTTGTTTCATGTTAGTGTGTTTCACTCCAGTTATCTCCTACTTTGTATTCCCCATCAAGAGGACATTTAAGTTTAAGAACCTTACCAGCTTCAATGATTGCCTCAACACCTAGCCTACCTACTTCATCGGCTTGATCTTGTCGGACTTCTATCTGCCATTCATCGTGAACATTAGCAACAAAGTGAGCATCTAAATGTTTGATCTTATCATCTAGTATAACCAATGCTTGCTTCATTACAATAGCGCCTGCTCCCTGTAGTAATGTGTTAAGTGCACTGTGCTCTGACCTTACGTATAGCTTACGTCCGTCTAATGCTTTAAGATATCCTTTTGCTGATGCTCTAGCAACGTTATCTTTAAGAGTTTTGAATGATGGGAGATTACTAATAAATGATTTTCTAAGGTTCCTTCCAACACTCTTACCTCCTCCAGCCACTGTTCCAAGTTTAGCATCTCCTGCTCCGTATAGTAGGGCATAGATGAAAGTCTTAGCCTGATTTCTTGATTCAAGTCCTGCAAGTTTTTGATTAGTGGTGTGTATGTCTCCATTAAGGATTTCATTAGTATAGTCCTCGTCGTTCATGTAATGAGCAAGCATCCGTAATTCTAATCCAGAAGCATCAATGCCTACAAGTTTATATCCTTTAGGCACAGACCAACAAGCCCTGCATTCTTTACCATAACTAGAACTGGTGCTGGGTATTTGTGCCATGTTAGGATTCCGATGTGTCATCCTTCCTGTAATAGTTCCGTTATGGTTTACAAAACCGTGTACCCTGCCAGAGCTTTCATTAAGTTCTTTAAACCAAGAATTAATTTGAGCTAATCTTTTTTGTATCATTAAGTATTCAGCTATCACCTCTGCTTCAGGTATGTTTTTAATCTCAGACAAAATCTTTTCGTCAACTTTAGGTTGGCCCGTTGGCGTATACTCTAAAGGTTTCCAACCAAAGTCAATTAAATATTCTCCGATTTGTTGTCGTGAAGAAGGATTAAATTCTTTAATGTAAAATCTTTCTACAAAATTATCTGTTTTAAGTTGCTCATATTCTTCTGTTGTTAGCCTAACATTTTTACCAAAGTTATCCACACCTGTCTTAAGTAGTCTACCTTCTGGGTTATACCTTTTATATATTTGTTTAGTTTCTTTCTTCGGTTTAAAGCACTCAGTAATGTTTTTATATATCTCATCAGTCCTTGAGTTTAACAAGGCTAACAACTTGCTGGCTTTTTCTATGTCAAAGAGAAACCCATAGTCTCTTTGGCTAGATAATATATTACAAACAGCATGCTCAAGCATTACACTTTCTTTAGAGAAACCTTTAGATTCTTTCTTTAAAGCTTTGTAAACCTGATAGTTAAGATAAACATCTTGCTCACAATATGTAAGCATCTCTTTGCTGTACTCTGAGTATTGATCAAACTCTATTTTAGGAGAGCCTAAAGCATACCCCCATCTTTCAAGGCCGTGATTACCTTCCCTGACTGGATTAAATAATCTAGATAAAACTAAAGTATCTACAATAGTTTTGTCCATAAGATCTACGCCAGTTAGTTTTTTAATAACTGGTATATCAAAGCCGATAATATTATGGCCTATTAACTTGTCAGCAGTTCTTAAAAACTCTAATCCTTTATCCAACTCTGAAGGCCCAAAAGATGTTTGGACTTCTGTGTCTACATCAATAGCTGATATACACCATATTTTAGTAGCTTTTAAATCATTTGTTTCTATATCAAAAACTAAAGACTTCATAATTCTAACTCGTCTGTTTCTTCTTCTACAAAGACTTCTCTAAGTCTACCAGTATCTCTATCATAAAGCAAGTGACTAGCCATGCCCACATCTCCTGTGTACCTAGACTTAAGAACTCTTAAGTGTGTCGTGTTAGCTTCTTGTATATCCTCTGATTGTTGATTACGCTCCAGACCAATAACACAGTCTGATATCTGAGCTATACTTGCAGAGCCTCTTAAGTGTGACAAGCCTACAGTGACGCCTTGCTCATGTCCTTTGTTACCTTCTATCCTACGTAAGTGTGAAACTAAAATCATCCCGACATTTGTTTCATTAACTAGTCTACTAAGAGCGCCCATAATATTATCAATGGTAGTTCTTTCGTCACCGAAAGCAGCACTCATAACAAGCATATGTAAATGATCTACTACAATCCACTTACAGTTACAGCCTATAATCATGTAACGTATCTTAGATAGTATGTCATCAAAATCAGTAGCGCCATAGTGTGCATGAATCCAAAGACGGTTCTCGTTGTCACCTGTAAATACTTTATGAACAAGATCTGCATATTTTTCTTCGCCGTACTGTTCTCTTATTTGCTCAATGTAAAGTTTTTCATTAGCCTCAATAGACAAGATACCATCGGCAGTACGCTGCCAGTTTTCTTCAAGGGCTATGATACCTACGTTATCTTCTGTCTCGTTGAGTAGCCAATGCTCTAGCTCTCTTGTAATACTAGACTTCCCAAGACCTGTGCCACCAGTTAAAGTAACTAGCTCACCTCTACGCATACCATATAGCTTATCATTAAGACCCGCCCAAGGGTAAGGAACTGATTCAATCTTTTTCCTGACAATTAATTTTTCTAAATTATCTGTAAGGTTAAGGACTCCTGAAGGTGTATAAATACTAGAAGCCCACCAAGAGTCTACAAAATTTTGATGTCTCCCCTGCCGTAGCATATCGTTAGGGTCTTTATATTCTTCAGGCAGTGTACAGATCTTAGCTTTACCCGGAGTCAAAAGCTTAGCAACTTTACGGGCTGCTTCTTTACCTATCTTGTCGTTGTCAAAAACAATAACGACTGTCTCAAACTTTTCTAAATACTCTATGCTTTTCTTAACGTCATTGACAGCACCACCTGCACCATTCTTTACAGAAACTACAGGCCACTTAGAACCGAGCAACTCGTATGCAGCCATCGCATCACACTCACCCTCAGTTATTGTTATGTACTTACCGCCGCTGTTAAATGCCTGCTGTCCGAAAAGACCTGACTCTTTTGCTTGACCTCTCCATGAAAATACTTTGTTAGGTTCTCTAACTTTATAACCAGTTATTTCATTAGCATTATAATAAGGATAAAAATGTTTTACTACATTACCTTGGCTATCAGTAAGGGCTTTAACGCCATACTTCTTAGCAGTATTTACAGAGATGTTCCTATCTCTAAGAGCTATGTACTCTCCTTCACTATTGTTCATTGTATTATTCTTATAAGTTTTAAAGTCGCTCACTGTTTCACCTTTCATAGCTTTATCATAGTCTCTAAAATAAGTTTCACAACTAAAGCATTTAGCTGATCCGTTGTCGTTTATCTGAACGGGATCACTACCACCACACTTAGGGCAAGGCTTTCTAAAGGCAACAAATGTCATATCAACTCCTAATAAAAAGAAAGGGGGCTTTGCGCCCCCAAGTAATTAAGATTCTTCTTCCTCCTTTTCTTCTTCTATTAAAGCATCGGGATCTAAGTTTTCCATCATAAGATCTTTAAAAGAATTGTTAGCTGCTTGAAGAACGTCGATGCGTTTTCTTAAGGTTTGTATTTCAGATTGAACCTCAGCTAAATAATTGAACGCAGTCTTTGCAGTATCATTCAACTTCTCTACATCATACAACCCGTCATCGGTTTTAAAAGTAAACTGTGTCATAGTTCATCTACCTCCTCTTCTTCAATAACATCAAACTCATCTAATCCTCTAGCGCTGTAAGAAACTAAGTCTACTACTTGGACAGCTTGTAAATCTAAACCCTTCCAAAGTTTTCCTTGTCTATTAGATTCCCATTCTTTATATTGAACGCGCACTGTGGAACCGTTGCCAATCTGACAATCCATTTCGTGTTTGAAACGATCAATAAGTTTAGGCGCATTTCTAATCATACCATTAGGGCCATGCACCTTTCGTTTAAAGACGATGGTAGGGCCTTCTTCTTTATCCTTAACGGTGTGACCAGCGCTTCTAAATTTATCTGCTGTCTCTTCATCGACTACTAAGTTAATAGTATAGACGGGTTCATAAGTTGTGTTGGGTGAAGTGACACTTGCCCAGTAAGCAACTCCATCAACGATAGGCATAATTTTCTCCTGTTGGTTTATGTCCGAGCATTTTAACAGCTGTGTTTATAGTTGTCAAGCGTATAAACTCTTCCAGTTTTTAGGGCGTTTGCCTTCACGGCCTGCATGACACATTGCCGCAGACCAATAGGTATCTCTAAGCTCATCCTTAAAAACTCTGGTTGATATTTTATTTAGCTTTCCTTTAACACAAGGTTTAACTGTGCATACTTTAGATCCTATTTTTACATTGCAATACCTCCATCCTTCTAAGTATAAGGGAACAACAAACTCATCACTTCTTTTAGGATTGAGTAAGTTATCTTTAAGTTTTAATATATCTTCTACAAACATTAGTCCTCCACTAAAGTGTCTAAGAAATCAGGGAACAGTTCAATGATATCACTTTCGTTGGCAGATAAGTTACCATCAACATGCATGCTCCAGTCTTTAACAAACTCAAGGAACAGGTTTTTTACTTTGGTGTCCGGCAATGCCGTACCTAGTATCATGACAAACATCCTAGACCAAGCATCGTCAAAAGCAATATGAAAATCTGACATACCTTCTATCCAGCCTTCTTCATTAGCATTCATACATCTTCTCCCGTTAAGTCAGCGGTAAGTATAGCATCATCACCCCAACAATAGATAGTAATCCTCTCACCTTTGTTGTCTTCAATTATAATATCCCAAGTATCTTTTGTTTGGGAGTCACCCGCTAAAGACTTTTTAATTTTAATTGTAGCAGTATCATGCACAAAGATATTTGTTCCTATCGACATAACGCACTCCATGAGTATTTAAGTTGAGGACATCTTTTAAATTCAGCATCAATCATATTAGCTATTTCACGACACTCAAGCTGAGCATCGTCGCTTGATCGTAACTTGACTACCCTTGCAAACGCAACAAGAGAGCCAGTCCAAATCCATTCAGTCATCATAGACTGTGGTAGTAACATCCGAGCCTGCTCTGGTGCTACCCCGCAAGCAATCATGTTGTCATAAACAGCCTCCGTTTGTTGTATTAAATTAAGATACTTTTCTTGAAACCTTTTATGTTCGTTCCCAATAAAAACATCATCGGATGATCCTTGCTTTTTATTATCCGCACGTTTACGCCATAGCTTAGGGATGTGATACTCTGGTAGGAAGTCCACATATCTGCGGCTTACTTCATTCCAGACCATACCTACTTGATGTTTAACTAATTGTCTAGCTACAAACACTGGCGCACTTATCCTAAACTGTGCCTGAACATGGGCGAAGGGTGTCCAATGATCATGCTTTGCTAAGTAAGCTACTAGTTTTTTATCTCTCGGGCCGAACTGTTCTACCTCGTTAGCGAATGAAACCCTTGCACTATTTGCAACAGTCCTGTCGCCGCCCATTAAATCTATCATCTCTACTTTCACATTGATACTCCCGCTGCTATAAAAAGCAAGCATACTACAATACAAGTTTTAAATATAGTCTTTTCTTCTTTAGTTAAGTTACCTTCTACAATATCTACAAAGATATCTTTAATCAAACAAGACACTCTGCTTAAGATGTTTCTGCCTTTGTCCCGCAATAAACTCATGTGATTCTCCTTCAGGTAGTATGTATTTTAAAACAGTTTGAAAGCATTCAACTCTCCACTCGTCGCTATAAAAATCTTCTTTATGGTCGGCGTTTTCAGGATCATATCCGCTGAATGTTTCAAGTAATCCCATATAGGATTCTTTAACGTACTCTATACCGATTGCTTCTACTGTGTCCCAGTTTATGTCAATCTTCATACATCTACTCCATTTAATTTTAAAGCTGCAACAACTCTGTTATTAGCTTTAAGTTTTTTCTTTATAATAGACACATAATTTTTAACTGTGCTTTGCGAGCAGTGTATTTTTTCTGCTATCTCAGCATCAGTACATCCTAATTTTAAATAGGATGCTGCTTGCTCTTCTCGTTTAGTTAGCTTCAACATACGTTCACGAACTCCTGTCTTATAGTTAGTTCAACACAAACCTCACCATCAGGGTGATGACGGTACAGTTCAACAAGCTTATCTTTTAATTCTAGTATTTCAGTAATCTGTATGCGCTCGCTTTCTTCATCCTGATAGTCTCTATAAGCAGTAACACAGGCAAGCACATGTTTCTTGTGTCTTTCAACTACATTGTCTACTGTCCTGTGTGACCACCAGTAAGCCTCAAGTACGTAGTCTGCATCGGTATCTATATTCATTACGCTTCCTCCATAAGGTTTTTTTCAAACTCTTTTGCCGAACTTTCTAACTCTTTAAAGATCTTTCTCAACATAGAATATTCTATATTACAATACGTGCAGTCTTCTAATAATTCTATTTGACCTCCTTTTGTTTCATAAATTTCAGAGTACCCTTTAATTAATAAGGCTCCTCCATCTGCATCTGTATAAATACAACCATCGCAATCGTACTCGTTATTAAAAAATTTATATCCGCTCCTTTTAAGATTATTAATCCAGCTCCAAAGCTCATCTTCTGTTTGATTTAAATATCCAGCAGCTTCACTAAGAGTCATTACGCTGCCTCCCGAAAGTTAGAAATAATTGTATCACGAACAGCCTCACTACGCTTATAAGATATAGAAGCAATGTTTACTTGCGAAGATTCCCTTGCTGCTGGAGCATGAGTAGACCAATCAGTAAGTGTATTGTATACAGCCCATTGATTCTTACCCATCTTCTTAGAGTAATGTGTAATATATTTATCCCACATATACATCAGAGCAGTATTGCTATATATCTTAGGTTGTAAAAGTATCTCGCTTATGGGGCGGAATGGGTATTCTTTACACCAAGCAAACACTGCCTTTGCATTAGCTGCTTTAGCAAAAGCAAAGAAAGCATCTATATTATTAACACCAATCTCAGACCAGACAAACCACTTCTCTACCTCGTTTTTAAATATATCTACAGCTTGATACATAATCCTAGCGGCATGATCTACATCTAATTTCTTAGTGTGTCTAGATTTATACATGGTAGCTGCACCATTAGTAAATACTTGACCGTTCATACAAGCCCACTGATTAGCTCCCGTTGTAGATACAAAAGGAAATGTCCCATCTAAACTGCTAACAGTTAAGAACGTTAAGGCTGCTTGATCACCATCTGGAGTTCGTAGTTTTATATCAGGCAAGGTGTGTTTAACAAAACATTTAGCACCGTTATGTGATACTTGTATGTCTTCGCTAAGACCACCTAAATCTAAACCAGATTTATTAATACAATCTCTTTGATTATCTATCATTCTTTTATAAGATAAATCATATAAGTCTGAGTACCGTGAGCCGTGTATACCTAACTCTTCTCCAGTATCTGTTCTATATATTACATGCTTGGATGCTTGTTGAATACCTCTTTCAGTAATATAAGTAAGCGGCGCTTGATCAATATCAAAATCAGCAGGGCCGTAGTCAGAAACTTTAACGCTTTCAAACATATTGATTACATTGTTCATACTATTACTTCCTTTTGTTTTACTTTGATGTTATAACCTAACGCTTTAATATATTTAACTGCTTGTTCAGTCATGGTAGTTGTACCTGCAAGCTTGCATAAAATATCAGATGTTTCGCAAGCAGGATAAATTAACCGTCTACCATAAGACTCTTTAGTCGTCACCCAGATGTGCATTGTCCAACCTCTTTAGTTTATTATCAATAAATCCATAAGTACCGAACATATCGTTTGGTTTTATAGCTCCTCTATAAACATAATAAGTTCCTCCCTGTTTCATATAATGTTTCTCAATAGCTTTGAGATTTTTAAAAGGTATAAAGTGTTTAAACTGTTGTTGTTTTCTACCTTTAAAATGTATTATATCGTGTCCTTGTTGTACCCAATACTTATCCATGAAGATGTTCCTCAAATGCTTCTAGCATTATATTGTTTAATACAGTGTTGATTTTCTCAAAAGGTATTCGCTTACCATTAACATCAACATAAGTAAACTCTATATCTTCAGGGCTAAATAAATACCAACCTTCATATTCAGCGGGGTAATAATTTACAAGACAAGATCCTTTTACTTTTCCCACATTAAAATTTAATACATCACTACAATTCATAACTCTAGCATCCTTCCAAATCCTATATCATGTATAGCGCTTGGTACTTTGCGTTTTACTTTACCATCTTTAACCGTATAGAAAACACCGTACTCAGCAACATGAGGGTTTTTTGTATATATAATAAGCTCGGTATCATCAGAATAAAACTTGCCAAAACCTTTAAGAGTCTTGCTCATTCTATAAATACCAGACCTAGAATTACTTCTGCATGCGTAATACATACTAACTCCTTTTCTTTATAGCCTCAGTGATAACGGATTCACCGTTATTTTTATAGCAGGTCAGACAGTCAATGCAGTTCTGGCCTGTACAATTTTGTATGTCTTGATGCTGATCTTTCTCTACAACATTAAATACTTTATCAAAACCTTCTGGCGGCGTCAACCTCACAACATTAACTGTTGGATTAGAATATATTAATATAAGATTATCAGGTACTTTATAATCTTTTTTATAGTTACGAATAATAACTCTGCGCTTTGTCCACAATGCAAAGTTACAGTGCGGATTCTTTAAAGCGATATTATGAAAATTAATCATGTGTTTAGTATTTATTAACTCGCCGTGACCGTGAAACCTAAAGAAAGCCGCATTAATTATTGGAATCTCTGAGTCTTCTAATATCACTTGAGATAATAATACTGAGTTTCTTTCAAAGGCTGGCTGGCAGTTTTTTCTGGAGCCGTTGAGCATATTCATTGAGTAACAAGACTTACAAATAGCATCAGATTTATTCATCTTGATACAAAACTCATTGGTCACAGTGTTCGTGTTTATTGCGGGAATCCCTTTAAGTTTACCCGTCATCTTACTGAAATGTATAGGCATTTTAATTCCTTAAGTATGTACATAACCATCAGATTCAATCGCAAGCCACATAGAACTCCATTTAACAACAACGGCACCATCCATTCCAAATGTAGGCTTAACAGTTTTTCTAAACTGTAAAAAACTCATTCCATTATTTTCTTGCTTCCATTTTCGGAGCAATGAAATTTGTTGTTTCTTATTTAAATTTATCATAACACCTCCACATTTAATTCAGTTTCAATCCAAACCTTAGCTCCACAACTTAAAGGTTTATCAGGACGATAAACTAATTTAGCTACAACATTACCTTCTTTATCTTTAATAACAGCTTCATTACACTTTCTATTTTGTTTATAATCTTTAACAGTAATAACTGGTAAGTTTTTTACAAAAGCGCCTTTACTATTAGCTCTAATATTATGTTGATTAACATGTAATATAGTTTTCATATATTTTTCCTTAAATTTTCATCCCAAAGTACTGTAAGTAACGTCATTAAAGGCACTGTAATTGGCAATAAATATACATTAAAAACTGTTACACAAAGCAGTGAAATTATTAATAATAAATATATTAAAAATATAAATATACTAAACATAAAATCTAAGAACCACATAAATACCCCTAATATTAATTAGATTTAAGTAAGCAGTTTAAACTCATGCTCAGGAGTACTCAGGATATTATTTAGATAATATTTCTAATATTTTATCCATTTTAAATTCTAAAGAATCTACTCGTTGCTCTAAAGTCACGGGAGTTTCTTTAGAAACTTTAGGCTTGTTCTTAGACCCTTTGGGTCTGCCTCGGCCACGCTTAGGCGCTTCAACCTTTGGTTCAGCTTTAG